ATGGACTTACGGGGTTAGCTTGAATTCTCTTTTAAGCAACTGGGGGGGTGACTTTGGCATAGATATGCCGCTGTACTCTGGAGACACAGTGGTAATGCAGTTAGACAACCCCTATGAAACGGATTGCGTGAACGACCCTTTCTTAACGGGCGCCCTCGGTTGTTGCGCCCCACAGTATATAGACTATTGGGTTGGTCTTGGTGAGTGTATTGAGGTTGTGGTTTGGCAAATAAACTACTCCGCTACATGGTATGCCGCCGATGGGGGCTGGGCCACTACAGGACCTAATGGGGATGGAACTGAATGGGGTTCTACAGGTTCGTATCCTGACCAAGAACTTGAAAACTGGTGGGTGTCCTGCGAACAGGAAGATCCGATTTATATAGTAGATACAGTTTATGTAGAGCTACCTCCAGACACCATAGAGTATTACTTTAACGACACTACGTATTTGACTGATACTCTGTACATTGATATATGGTATTATACTACGGACACTGTGTACCAAGTAGATACTCTGACTCAGTATGTAGAGCTACCTCCTGATACGGTAGAATATTTTTTTATAGACACTGTGGAGGTGTATGTAACAGACACTTTGTATGAATCAGAGTACAT